TCGCGGTGATATCTAAGGTTATCGGCTTGGCCGACTTCTCCTGTAAAACGGTTCTTGAGAACCACTAATTCTCTGGTGTCTTCCATCGGGCTGTCAGCCACTTTTTGTAGTGCAATACAAAAGTCGCTCAACATAGCAATCGATGATGATCCTCTCAGTTCCGAAATTTTGACAGGCGCACCATCTTCGTGACCCTTACCTTGCGGTCTACTCAAATGACTGACTAGAAACAAAGATATGTTTAACTCTTGGATGATATTTCTTAGCTTTACTACAATAGAGTCAATAGTTCGCCTTTCGTCAGTTACTTGCCCTGTCAAGCTGGCAACTAAAACCGATATAGGGTCTAAGAATATATATTTACAATTCATCCCTTTGACCATCCACTGAATTCTGTTAATAACGACATCGATATCATTAACCCCTTGGGTGTCATACAGGTGGACTTCGTTGTCATTGAAGTTTTCCCAATATGCTTGCTTGATAAACTCCTTAGTTATGACAGAGCCGTCAGTTGGGCTAATAATGTTCCTTTCCAAAGAGATGCTGATAAGTGACTGCATAGTGATGGCTTTGCTTTCCTCAAGCATTATCATCCCGACTGTATGTCCATTTTTGTACAGGTCATACGCTATCTCTTTTATGAACGTACTTTTACCTGCGCCTGTACCTGCACAGATCGTAATAAGCCCAGTCCGAATACCGCGAGTCATACTATTAAGCTTCGGATATGGGTAGCTAACTGTACTGTTGACCGTTGGCTCACTGATCTCATCAATAATAGAGTGGGAGGAAAAAATACCATCAGGTCTCCAATCCTTTGCTCTCCAGATAGCATCGATAATCGCTTTGCCCTCACCCTTTTGAAGACACTCATTTGCATCCTTATGGGGTAACTTGGCGATCTTGACTTTACCGACAGGCAGAGACTCAGCGCATTCTAAAGCCGCCTTCTGACCACAATCATCTTGGTCAAACATCAATATTATTTCTTCAAATTCCGTCAAGAAGTCCCAGGCGGCTATTAGTGCTTTCTTTCCAGACGCTGCCCCACCACCTAAAGAGACAACGGGCCACTTATTGCCTTGCACTTGAGAAACGCTCATGCAATCAAGTTCACCTTCGGTAATCACTAGCTTCTTACCACCGTTCCACAGGTGTTGCCCGAACAGTGTCATCTTCTTAGCGTCACCCAGTATGGAAAAGTTCTTGCTTGAGTCTCTTACTTTTTGAGCGCAGACCACGCCATCTTCATCCCGATAGTTAGCGATCTGGTGCGGTCTACCCTTGTAGTCATTAGTGACTTGGTAATCGAACTTACGACAAGTCTCCTCTGTGATCCCGCGCTTTGTGAGTGTTGTGTAATAGCCGTCTATCAAATCGACATTACGTTTCTTAGTTTGATGTTGAGTGACCTCTGATCCATCGCCTTGCTGCCATGCTTGGCAACCGAAGCAAAAAGTGTGTCCGTCCGTATAGACAGCATTGTTGTCTTTGCTACCACACGCCTCACACGGCAAATGATGTAATTTTGTTGCATCGCTCGACTCTAAATTAGTTTCCATTTCTACCCCTCTCTCTCTCTTACAAATAAAAAGGGGGCAACCTTTCGGCCACCCCCCTGCTCTCCTTTAGCTGTCTATTCGACCAGCCACTCACTTGGTATCGTTTTATGCGCCCAGCGAAAGCCATGCTTATCGCAATAGCTTCCGTAGGTGGTTTTCGATGCTTTGTAGAGTTTGTTGTTCGCATTAGAAAACACGAAGCGAATGTCAATATCTGGGTGCTGCTCTGCGATATAGTGATGCTTTTTCCTGTCTTCTAAATCCCAGATGCCTTTGGTTTCGACATAAAAAAAGCCACCCTTTTTCGGCAGCTTAAAGTCTGGGGTGTACTTAGATATTCGGGAGGGAACATGGTAAGTTATCTTGTCTGTCTCATAACTTAGCTCAAGACCCGCATCGGTGATTTGCTTCGAGATTTTCGACTCAAGACCAGAGCGAAACCCATTAGCAATACCAACAGCTTGTACCTTAGAATCGGCTTGCAGATTCTTGTACCATCGTTTCTTCGTCTGCATCCTGCTCATCTACGGTAAACTCCTCTTTGAGAATTTCTTTGGCAATGTAGCCTCCATCCACAGCGTCAAAACCGCTGTCATCGCCATCGTTGCTACCGGATATCGGCGTGATGACTTGAACCTTTTTCAGTTGAAGAGAAATACCTTTGCTCCCACTGACGCTGTAAGCTGAAATCGTACCGCCCAGTTTTAGCGTTGAGCCACCCCATAACTGGGGTACTTGATCGCCAGCCATTATTTCGCCTTTGGAATCGAAGAACATCGGGGCATACTTTGACTTTACTTTGACTACCATTTGCCCAGTGTCTTCATCTCGATTGAACGGAGTCTTAAACTTTGCTTTGTCACCGAACTCTTCACGACCAAGTCGCTCACATGCTTCGATCAGTTCGTCACAGTTCTCCATCGAGAGCGATGTCTTATAGACACCTTCGGGGTTGAACTGGGTGTCTGGCGTGTTTAGGTGGGGATAGACTGCTGTGCCACTGGGCGTAGTGAATTTAATTCTTTGAGCCATCTGGACTCTCCTTTGTGTTTGATTGATTGGGTTTAGTTTCTTCAGGGTGTGTGATGTAACTCGCAAGACTGATAGACAATCTTTTGGCTTCATCAATGAGCGTTAGAGGAAGTCTTTCACCTCTTTGCATACATATTTTGGCAAGTGCATAAGCACGGTTTTTTGGTGTCACTATGATGATTTCCGTGTAAGGGTTTCATATAGGTGGACACAATAAAAAACCCACTAAAAGTGGGCTTCTGGGGAGGGTAGTTTGGGGGGTGGTGTTACGAAGTTTTAGGCGAAGCAGAAATCCGATTCGGCTATCTTAGAGAGATCAAGATCACCCTTAGACGGTCGAGGTAATGCTTCTATTTCAGAAGTATCTGATAGCTGCTGGATCGTAGCTTCCCAGATTGCTTCATACAGACAATAGTCATCATACTGATTAATAAAAGTTTCTCTGACGATCCGAAACAAGTCCCAAGCATGTTCACACGGGACAGCAAAGGAGTCGTGAATCATCATCATGTCTGTGATGCCATTTTCCTTGAGCGCAAGCACAGTAGACAAAAGATGCGAACTGTCCATCGAGTGAATAATATTTGGTGAGATGCCACTTTTTGACTGTCGAACACAGATGCGATCAGAGGGTGTGTTAAGCGTGATCTGAGCGCGTTTCTTGATACCCGCAACTCGATCATACAAATACACTTTTACTTTCTGCGTGTTCCAGAGTGTCTTCTTCTGTGTCACTGGAAACCCAATGGGGGTACGCCAGTGCATCGGCTTATTTTCATTCGCTAACGCGCCAGCACACTTACGAAAGAACTCCATTCCTTCGGCTGCGGGGCTTAACACTTGCTGGACGCAACCATAGCTGATACCTGCGAGAAACTGTGCTGCCTTATCTTGGGCTTTATGATCACCAAAGGGGTGCTTTATAGGAGTCTTGCTGTGTAGCACTTCATCCGTCAATTCCTCCATGATTTGCTTCTTGATCTGAGTCGCAAAGCCATACTTCACTGACGAATAGACAAATGTCATGCAGTTGGTTTTTAACTCTTTGCGCCCAATGCCATAGTCTATCCAGAGATCAGCCAGCACCTTCTCTTCACTACCCGTAGCAGACCCTTTTGAGATCGCGTTGAGTACTTTGTTCACTGCATCCGCAAGTGTCTGATATACGTCCTGTGGACGCTCTGTGGGTACTAAGTTAACCAGCTTGCCAGTGGTTTTATTCCGCGAAGCCGCACTGTAATGTTGCGAACCACTGCATGAGCCATCCAGGGCTGGGGGTATACCACAGACATAACCTTCACCTTGGAATTTGTACTTACCCCATTCTAAACACGCAGCAAAAAACTGTAGTGGCTTGTCTGCTTGAGACCAAAAATCAAAAGACGCTTGAGGATCGACTAAGACACTCAATATCAACTCTTCGTTCTCAAGAAACCATTTAACTCTGTCTTCAAGGCTCTCCTTGCTGATCTTCTCAAAGTCACCCGTGTTCGCAATGTGGATCATCAGCCACTCATCGTTTTCGACTGTCAGTGGGCTACCGTTAGCTAAAAGAAACATGGCTTTGATGTGATCATCACGGTGATAGTTAAAGTGGCTGACGGGATAAACGCGGCCTCTTGTGCAAAAACTCCAAGCCAGCCAAAACTTATCAAACTTAGCTAAGTCAGTTGCACTGTCTAAGTCTCTTGCCATCACGATTGCACCAGATCGGAT